TGGATAACTTTTTATTTAATACTAACGCATAAAGCGCGAAATAAGTTCTTTTTTGTATTTTATAAGGTATACTAGTTTAATGACATTGCGGTCGGGTATATTAGTTTTACGACGTCACGGTCGGGGGTTTAGATTAATAGTAGGCTTCAGCCTGGAGGGCTCTCAATATCCAATGAGAAAACCTCTCGGAAGGGCTGTGACTAATTTTAGCTCTAGAAGCTCGGACAATTTTGGGTGCCCATTCATTAAACGTTTCCTCACCGTGCAAAGACAACTCCATAAGAGAAGTATCGACAGTTTGAGAGACAGTAATTGAAGGGACATCCTTTCTAGTCCAATAGGGAGCTTCAAGAACGACTTCTAGCTCCAGAGGAGCTAACCACCTATTGTATTTGTGACTATATATGAAATTTCTTTTCAAAAATGAGCAATCACTAATTGGTCTGTGTAGTGTAACAACATCTTCTACCTTTGTTTCCAAAGTGTAAATCATACCAATTTGTGAAAGCAAATTAGACATACTCTGTTGGTCGATGTGATCGCACCAATCGGGATGAACTGAAATTCCATTGTCATCACCATATACGATAAGTTTGAAGTCTTCACGGATTATCTCACTTAAGCATCGAGAATCTTTATTGACTTTCTCAACGCAAAGCGGGTCAGTGGCTAATTTGGATGCAATTGCATAGCGGACTGCAATTAAATTGCAAAGTGAATTCAAAATTGTGGTCAGAAAATTACCTGAAGGGTTACTTCCATACCACTCATAAGAAACACTTTCATTCATGCCATCCAAAGTAGTTACGTGAACGCTGTTTACAATATCCATGAACAAAACTTCTCTAATCAACTTCTCTTCAGTAGTCGAGTTGTTGTAGAAGGCTTCTATAATCTCTAAACCAGCATATTCAAGAGTTTGAGACAAACTAGTATCAAAACCACTGTAATCACCAAAGATATTACTATCTCCGACAGATCCTAAGTGTTTAACTATTTCATCCCACTCTCTCGAGTACGCATTGACACCTACAGCCATAGAGTTGCGAATTCTATTCTGCATACACCAACGAACGAAATCACCAAAATACATTCTGCATTCAATAAGATAGTCTAGAGGACAAGCACTAATGGGCCTTGTTTTACCAACTTTAGCTTTAGCTTTCCTTCTCCTCTCGTCTTTCAAATAGTCTGCATAAAGTACCTTGGTTCTTTCGCCTTTACTATGCTTGCGAATATTGGACTCAACAAGCAACTTCAGCTGAACACACTTGACACTGGAGAAATCGTAATCATCTCCATCACCAAACCAATCCATCTTTCCCTTTTTATCATTATTCAGGTTAAAGGGGTAACCTGAGCTAGTATTGCGCGGAATACCTTCACAGAACTCAACACCAGGAATTCCTCTGCATGCTTCTTCGAAAGTGTACACTCTCGGAGCCCAAGGGTCATTTCTTGTGGAATTTTCTATCATATCAGCAGCCGTTGCATCAATTGCGACATTCAGAATGTCTCTATTGAAACTAGGTTGCATTAATGAATATTTATTCCTAGAATTAACCCAAGGGTCACGTAGAACACCCTCCTCATCTGTGAATGAGTGAAGTGGAGCGGGGACATAATCACTGGGACCCCAACTCTGGTATAGAGGACTTCTTCTTATTTTGGAGACAGAAGAAGTTGGATTGCGTTTAACAACATCACGGGTTAGGAATTTACCACCAACCTGTATATCCAATGGGGCCTCTTCCTCGAAGATGACATCCTTAGCAAGCGAATCGTTCATACCAACACAGAACAAAGCTTCTTCTCTACTTATAAAGTTGGAAACACCTAGACTGCCGTTACCGGCAACGTGAAAGCCAACAATATAAGGCTTTTGATCGGTAGAATCAAGCATGAAAAGCGGAGCTCCACATTCACCTGATCTAGTAGCAATAGGATAGGAAAAGCTCTGGCTTATTGTGAAATCTCTGTAAGATACTTCGTTGGAAGGGTAAATATCAGTTGCAATAACTGCATAACCCTTCATCTGTGGTCTGAGAAGACCACCAAAGAAGTTCCTGGTCAGTTTATCATCATTTTCAGTCAAGAAATGTTTACTTATATCGGCGTGCGGATGGCACACTTTGGGAAAAACAATTCTTATCTGGTCATTTTTGACAACCTGATCCTCTTCAAACACAGTCTCACTAAGCATAACTTTAAAGCCAGCTTCTGGGGATCCAATCCTACGCAACACCAATTCGACATCTTCAAGATTGTGCAAATCCATATGCTCTTGTATAAAGTAGCTAAAATGATTTGGAGCCATTGCTACACGACCGGATATGAACAAAACGTAACCAAGTGGTAAGTTAGTGCCTGTAAGACTAAGGCAATACAAATTTTTTTGGCATATTTTATTCATCATATCGAATGCAGTTTGATTCACTTGCACCTGCTTATTTAGATCTTTATTGACAACCCTAAGCGGAAGGCGTCTTCTACGAATGTTTTTATTTTTTTGTTTCAGAGGGGCACTCTGATTTACATATTGAGATTTGATTAACTTCCAAGCAATCCAAATTAAGGGCATGGACGCCAGCAAAGAAGTGATGATTTTATTGTCGAACGCAAAACTTTTCAGCTTGGCGCAAAAGCTAGAAAATGAAATTGGATCTACCAAACTAGAGAGTTTGACAGAAAGATATTCCCAAGCTTGTTCAACACCTGTGAAGTCGTTTGGAAGACTGACTTCACTAAGCGTTTCCTGGACGAAGTCTCTTGCGAGACAATATCTCTTGGAAACAACGGTGATAAAATCTTCACTATTAGCTTGTACATCCAATCTCTTGTTTATGTATCTATTTTTTATAATTCCGTGAAATGCAAGCAAATCATCGGAATGTTCTCTATTTTCTAGGTAAGTTTTGACAATTAAATCAATTAATTCATCAGTTGTGATTGCGGGGCCTTTGACAGCACCATTGGCGAAATCATACGGAATGAACTCATTGACTGACAGATCAAACTTATCGACATTTTTTGGTATTTTTTTGACATCCAACCTTCTATCCCATGGATCACGAACATTAATCGTATCATCTGTGCAAAACTCCTTTTTTGGAACATGGAGCATCGCTATCTTGAATCTCCTAGTGTACGCTTCCGAGCAATACATAGATTTCCACTCAAAGAAAGTCCTGTTTGTTGTAGCCCAGACCATCTCCGAACAAAAGTTAACGTTTCCCTTATCCTCCAAGTGGGCCATGTGCAAAGGGAAATTAGCGTTGTTTATCATCCTCAACGCAGCCATAGCACCAGCATCAGGGGTTCCTGCAACATCGCGATATGCACCAGCCTCATCAATAAAAGTATTGAATTGTCCGTGATAAGAATCATGAAATGGATTTTCTGGGATGAAATTCCAAATATGGTCATTATGATTCTTAACGAACGTCTCAAGCTTTTCCTTAGGCAAAACAAGTGCATTTGTGGCTAACATCAATGGAATGACAGTTGTTGATTTACCAACACCAGTGGGACCACCTAACAGTATACCAAGGGGCTCCCTGCGAGGACCATTGCCTACGATATTATTTCTCTCCATCTTGCTCACAAGGGGTTTAATCATAGTGAGTAGTTGCAATGCATTTCTTTTGTACTCTGCGCAATCTTTGTTGTTGGGAATTTTCGCAATTAAATTGTTTATATCTTTCTCAATAGCAAAGATTAGCATGGCATTGTCGTAGTTATAAGGGGAACCAGACCTAAGGTTTTCAGTAATATCAGATATTCTTTTTTGAATGCTTTCTATTTCAGGAAATAAGTTCGCGCGAAGCGAAACATAAGGACTCCCAAAATTCTCTGCGAGATAACTAAGAAACTGCTCGCTAACATTCAATAGGAAATCTATAAAACCCGTTATGCCTTCCTTGTACTTGGAGAAATTAGCTGATTGTTTAACGAAAGTCATTATGGATTCATCGTCAATGGCCCTGTTAAAGGCCAAATAGTATAAGTAAGCCATGACCGACTCTGTAAACAAGTTAACCGGACTCTGCATCTGTGCTTCAAACACTTGTTCTATCTCTTCTTCGGAGTTAACCAACCAAGCGTCGTTTATAAATATTTCTGCAGTACCCATTATCAGGGACATGAGTTTTGCATCTTTGGGAAATTTATAATAAACGTAGGCAACCAACACAACTTGAGCTATAGCCAATGCACCATATTTTTTTGTAGTTTTTTTATGTAAGTATGAAACGTATACACTGAGCAGAATAAGTGAAAATTTGAGGGCATATTCACTTAAGATTTCATACGAGGGGAGATTATTTATGAGCTTCTCAATCTCGGGATGTTCATGTGTAACTTTAACATTCTTAAGGGTTTCTGAGGCGGAATTTATAGCTTCAACAATGTCTGAAGCAACCCTTTTTGTGCTCTCATCCATACCAAATTCTGGAAGCCACATCTGAGGTAACAAATCGTTTTTAAAAGATGACTTTAAACGACAAGTAGACAAGACTGTGGGACCAGGATTCTCTTCAATTCCAACCAAACGAACACCACCATTGGGGAGCATCTCAAGCTCGGGCACTAGATCATCAACATCAAGATCCATATTCATAGCTCTAGAAGCAGCTCTCCTCTCATTGTTCAACAGGACTCTGTAAGGCAAATGGGCTGTATCAGAATCGCAAACTGACGCATACATGTAGTAGTGCGATAAGACAGCACTAACTTTTCTCGTGTGAACAGAGGCAACACCATTTCTAGCATCATCGATTGCATCAAGAGTTTCTTTGCAGAAGTCGTAACAATGTTCTGCATCAATACAATCGTCAGCCATGGTTTCGATAATCATAACCATGTCATTAGCAAATGCAAAGAAATTACCAAGAAAGACACCTTCAATA